ATGAGTTCTTCACTTAACATTTTTGACTTTCCAAAATTCCCAGTTGATGATAGATGATCGAGCAATTGATTTTTGAGACATTGATTGGTAAGGGTTGAGTTCCCCATCCAAAAATTCCTCAACAATCATTTGCTTTTTTAAAAAAAGTTCATGGCGCTCTGCCTGCAACGGCTCGTCAAACAACTTGCCATCGCTTGTTTTAAATGCCTGTATTTGTTCCATGATTACTTGTGGTCGTTCTTGAGTTGCCAGAAGGATAGTAGGTGCATAAACATTGCCCAGCCAGTATCGAGTTGCTCAAGTGGCCATTCTTTGACCACCACAAGACTCGGCACGTTGCGGGACACAAACACATTTGCACATCGAGCATTAGGCACACCAAGACCAACACGATATGCGGCTAACTGCATCAAATGCTCATCGTAGCCTCCAACCTTGTCTGGGTCGGTAAACTCTTTGGTTTTGATGTCAGCCACAAAGCCTCCGTCAGTTTCACAATAGAGGTCGCATTTGCCACCAAATCCTGCTTCATGTGCAAAGGCTCGTTCGCTGATCCATGTGCGTGGGCCAGCCCAATTGTCAATTGCTTGTGTGCAAGCTGTGACCATTTCACTGTGTTTGCCTGTTGATTTACCTTCATAAAACCCTTGTATCGATGCGTGGATGTCAGTTCCAGCATCCGCCGCAGATCGTCCCTGCTCTTTGGAATCATTGATGATTCGATCTATATATTCCTTCTCAGGTTCGTCTGGGCGGCGTGGAAGCGTTAGCGCCGCATACAACACTTGCTGTTGCATCCAAGCCAGTAGGGCTGGTTTAGCGGCGATATTTAGGACTGTCGTTACTGACGGTACAAGGTTCATTGTACGGGCATCACGCAGGGTTGTAGCGCGTTGTCCGCCTTTCTTGGCATCGACAGTGTACTGAGGCACACCATCGCGGGTGTACCAGTGATTTGACTCAGATGCTCGTGGTGCTGATGCTTGTAGCATTTTCTTTCTCCAATTTTTTCTTTGCGTGACGTTCTTTCATTATTCTGCTCATTTTTGCTTTGCCTTCGGGAGACATGGTGCGTTTTCTTTTTTCACCGCCGCCTTCTAAGACTTTAAGTTTTCCTTTCAAATAAATGACCTCGTTGTCAAGTTTCTGAACGGTTGCCATCAAATCCATCATTCCTGAGATGAGCTTTAGCTTTTCAATTTTTGATATAAACATTGCCGTGTTCCTTTTAAAGTTTTAAGTGTGTGGACGAGAGTCGCCAGAGTAGTCTGGTCTTTTTCTTATGTATGCGTCATGGATGTCGTTGAAGAACACTGTGTCCCCTTCGTATCTGACCATCTTCCCTCTGTATGACCATGCCTGTTTTTGGATGCCCGTACCCTTTTCAACAAAAGCAATTCCCTTGGGAGTGACCTCCCAGACACCGCCAATGTTGGTTCGATCTTCTCGCTCTGCTTTCCGAACAAGCCCCCAATACTTTAATTTTTGGAAGTTTGTCCATTGAATTGCAGTCAGTCCAATCGTGCTGATATTGGTCGCCTTGTGCTGGCTGTACAGTTTGTACAACGAGTTTGCAAGGCTTTGATTGAACGAGTGTTTGTACTCAACAATCTTGGCCCCGCAACACTCGCATACACGAGGAGACTTGCGACTATCTTCTGGGAAAAGCGCAATCTGTGTCATTGATTGACCCTCAAATCAAAGGCATTTGTGGAGTCATAAATTCAGTGCAAAGCCAGACCGTAGCATTTCTGCCGTTGGTCATAGCCCTACGCTGGCCGCTATCCACAATAAGCCCTTTGTCAACTAACTCAGATCGTCGCGCTCGGTAAGTGGAACGATGCGTGTCAAAGAACTCATTCATCTGCTCGTCGGTAAAGCCGTTTGGACGATGCTTGGCAAATGCAAGCACCTCCAATTGGAGTCTTCTCAAATCTGGATAGATAGTTGCGGCGGCGGCAATAGAGGTATCCATTGCATCGCGTCTAAATAGTTTTTTGAAGTCGTCCATGCGTCACCTCAGAATGGGATGTCGTCGTCCATGTCGTCAAAGCCAGAGCCACTAGGCGCTGGTTTGGCTTTTGAGCCTTCACCCTTTCGACCTTGCCACTCAGGTGACTGCTCGATCTTGGCTTTAAGGTTATCGCTGAAGGTCTCAAACAAATCCATATCTGGCTCTTCGATGTAGAACGCCGCACACTTGTTGTGACCCTCTGGAAGGTTTGCCTTCATGGGCTTTGGCACCGAGTTGATATTGGCAATGTTGGTGTACTCCTTGCCGTTGTTGCCCATCGCTTTGGTGATGGCAATCATGGCCCAAGCGCCAAGCACATTGTCAATCTGGAAGCCCTTGAGTTCCTCTGGTGTGAACTCGCGACCACGCCAAGTCTGCAAGTCCTTGCGGAGGGTTGCCTTCTCAGCCAATGACAATGTGAAGTTCTTGCTGATTGACATTGGTTCACCTTTGGATGTGACCAGTGGTTTGCCTGCGTCGTCTTCGCCATGCACCTCGAATTGCAACATGACCTTTGGCAGGTTTTTGATCTGACCGAGGTATTCGCTCTTCTGTGTGCCAAGGTCAACGATGCGGTAGCACCGCGCCAAGTACATCCCCGGTGGCACTGGGGTAAAAGTTCCGCCACCACTTTCTTTCGCTATTAAAGCCATCATTCGCTCCTGTTTAAGTTAATTTGAAAGACCGCACTCATTCCTAATGAGTTGCCAGTCTTCCTCTGTTGCAACGCCTGTCTCAGCCCGTTCAAGGGCTTCCTCAAGCATTTGTTGCCTCTCTTGCATTGCCTGCTCAAATTCTGCTTCGCTATGCATATAAACTCCTTCGCTGTTAATGGGTGGACTGTAGCACGTTTAAGTTGAACATACAACCCCCTTGCACAATCTTTTTTTTGGTGTATGATGCACTTACACAACAACGAAAGGCAATTGATGACACTAGAAGAATTTTTTCGCGACAAACCACGAGGCGCAAAGGTAGAGTTGGCACGAAAGGTGGGCATCAGCAAGACTTGGATGAGCTTGCTCACCAGTGGTCGGCAGGTGCCCAGCCCAGAGCTTGCTCACTCGATAGAGCGACACACACATGGCAAGGTACGTCGCGCAGATTTGCGACCTGATTTATTTGGAAGGATTGTTTAATGTTGTGGTTTAAATTCCATATTGGTGACTACATCACGCACACCACTTACCTTGGTGATGCAGAGGACTTGGCATACCGTCGCCTTCTTGATTTGTACTACATGAGCGAGAAGCCAATCCCACTCGATACCCAATCGGTTGCTCGCAAAATAAGGCTTGATTTGGATGTAACCGAATCGGTTTTGGGGGAGTTTTTTGAAAAGGGTGTTGATGGGTATCGCAACAATCGTTGTGATGCTGAAATCGCGAAATATCAACATCAAGTCGAAAATAATCGATCCCTCGGAAAGCGAGGTGGCAGACCGAAGAAAACCGAATCGGTAACCGAAACGGAACCGAAAGTTAACCCTAAGAAGAATAAGAATAAGAATAAGAATATATCGTCGGTGACACCGACAACAACACGATTTGACGAATTCTGGTCGGTATGGCCTTCGTCAAAAAGAAAGGTTGCCCGCGCTGAGTGTGAGAAGAAGTGGGCGAAACACGACCTCGACATGGTTGCTGATGTCATCATTGCCAACGTCAAGAAACTGAAGGTGACTGAGCAGTGGACTTCTGGTTTTGACCCTGCGCCATTGACGTACATCAACCAGCGACGCTGGGAAGACGATGCAGGCGAACAGCAGGCGACTCGGAGGGTGATATGACCCCAGCCGAGAAGTTTGTCCAGCGCCTTGGCAAGGTAAAAGGTCGCAACGGCTCTTGGACGGCTCAGTGCCCAGCGCATGTGGACAAGTCACCATCGTTGTCCATCCGTGAGACAGAGGATGGCCGAGTGCTGGTGCATTGCTTTGGTGGTTGCGATGTCAGCGCCGTGGTTGGGGCAGTAGGCATGGACTTGACTGACCTCTTCCCAGAGCGGTCTGAGCGGTTTGACGGTCACACAACCAAGCAGGTCAAGCCAGCGTTTTACGCCAGCGACCTTCTGCGTATTGCATCGTTCGAGTGTCTGGTCGTGATGATCGCGGCTTACGACATGAGGCGTGGCAAGAAATTAAGCGAATCGGATATGGATCGGTTACAGGTAGCACAACAGCGAATAGAAGAGGTGGTTCAATATGCAAACGTCTGAGATTCAAGAACGGGCAAAAGCCCTTGACGAGGCGCGACGCATTCGCATCGTCAAGCCAGATGAGGTTGACTTTGAGAAGTACCTCAAGGCGAATGATGTAGCGCAAAAGGTGCGTGATGCTGAAGGATTCATTGACGAGATGCGGGTTGATCTGATGAACCCTGAGACTCAGGTCTGTCAAACAATGCCGTGGACTAAAACACACGCAGGATTTCAGTTTCGCGCTGGTGAAGTAACCGTCTACGCTGGCGGTAATGGCGGTGGCAAATCAATGATCACGGGCAT